GGGGGTCCGACCCCACATGTATATATCCTTGGATCTGCAGTTGTTTCGTTTTTTGGGTGTGTGTCCGCTTTTGTTTGGTGGTGTGCTTGACATGTGTTGTGACATGTGTAGTGTGTTGGGCATGGATACTTTGAACGAGTACGGATTGGAAACTGATTTTGATGTTGAGGGGGTGGATGTTTGGTTGGCTCGTTGGGTTGAGCGGTTGCGTGATCCTGAGTCGAAGCAGGCGAAGGGTGTGCTGAAGGGGCTTCAGGGCGGCTTTTGTTGTATCGGGCATTTCGGGGCGATGCAGGGCGCTGGCCTCAATGGGGTCATCACGGGGGACGTCCCGCTCCCATTGACGAGCCTTCAGTCTGATCATGCGGTCATGCTGAACGATGGTCATGGGCGTTCGCTGTCCGAGATCGCTGATTGGGTTGAGGACGGTATGCCCGACATCGACGAGTGGCTGGCCCAGAATCGGCGGGTGTCGGCATGAGTGGCGTCGATGTTTCGTTCGGTGATTGGCTGGCGGCTTTGCGGTCGGGCGACTATAAGCAGGGTCGTGGTGCTCTGCGGCGGCGGACTGGTTTTTGTTGTATTGGTGTTGCTGCTGATTTGGTGGACCCCGACGGCTGGAGCAGCGGCTGGTGGTGGAGGCAGGGTGCCACAGAAAAAGTGAAGGAACATATCCCGTGGATGACGGTTGATGTCGAGGCCTTGGGTGTGGGTCTGAACGACCATCAGCGTTTGTCGTTTCCTGAGATCGCCGACCGTATGGAAGCCAAATTCCCCGAGCTCCTGGCCAGTCCCGTAGGAGGCGACGATGCGTGAGCGGCTGCGTGAATGGTTGGGTTTGAATGTTGCTTTGTCGGCTGTCGCCATGCGACTGACGGACATGCATCGGGAGCTCAAGACGTTGCGTTCGGATGTGGACGCGCTCATAGAACGGCAGGACAACAATGATCACCAAATCTGATTTGCCGTGCGTAAAGAACCGTGCGACGTTCTTTCCGCCGCCCCCTCAACTGTTGCAGAAAAAGAAGAAAGCGAAAGCACGAAAGCTCTGCTACTCGTGCCCAGTAATTGACGCTTGCCGTCTCAAGGCCAGGGGTGGTCGTGAGGAACATTTTCAAGGCGGGGAGGATGTGGCTGATCGTTGGGAAGCGGGGTATGGGCCGAAGCGGTGGACTCATAACGGGGAGGTTCAGAACCGACGCAAAAACGTGGGCAACAAACCCCAAGTTCCGATCGATTGGGATACCGTTAACTGGTGGCGTGGTCACACCGTGTTCGAGCTCCATGCCATGTGGGGCATGTCGTCGCCCGTCAACATCGAAACCGACCGCCCAGCCGTCGTCGATGTTGTTGTGGACGTCGTCGATTTGCGTCGTGAACGCGCATATCAGCACGCTGCTTAAGCGAGAACAGAAAGTATCTGTATATCCGTACCCAGTTCTGTGGTGCCGACGTGTGTAAACCAACAAATCTCAGATTTGTGTGTTTACCAAGCACCGAGCTTCTGCGAGGTGCGCTCCGTTCGCCACTCCGCAGGTTGCTCCGTGCCGACGGAGCTACCGACTAACAGCAAGCAAGCTCGTTCGTGCAGTTGTAGTTGGGGTCGCTCACTCGGCAAGCTCGTTCGCTCCCTGCTGTCTGCACGAAATATAGGTGCACTGTTACACGATTTCTCACAGAAATCTTGGGACACCCCAATGAATTTACCAATTTTTGTAGGTGGGTAACGCTCGGCCTATATGGGCCGTGGAGAGCAAAGACCGTCAACATGTCCTGTGGGAACGCTACATAGACGAGATAGTCGTCGGGAAAGACGACCGCACCGACAAGCAATGGGCCGAGGATAACGGCACCACGGATCGGACGGTTCGCCGCTGGCGCACGAACTCTCGGTTCAACGACATGTTGAACGAGAGGATGGCGGCGGAAACGTTCACGCCTGAGAAGCGGTTTGCAATCATCGACAACTTGATGTCGATTGCCAGCGAGGGGCACGACGCCCAGGCGGTGTCGGCTGCCAAGTTGGGTGTCGATTTGATGGACCGCTATAGCCCTCCTCCGACGGCGACGGAAGCTCCTGCAGAGTTCGAGGAGATGTCGGTTGCCGAGTTGCTGGAAGTAGCTCGCGCCTTAGACCCCGCTGGGGATATTGGAGAAGAAAAGTGAATATCGGAGAAGTAGTCGAAGGACTCAAGAGCGGAAAGCGCTATGCCCGCTCGGGATGGAACGGGGAGGAGATGTTCGTCTTCCTCGTGAACGGTTCTAACTTTGAAGTGAATCGGGAGCCACTACTGTCGATACTGGGGCAGGGGACATGGGTTGACTACCAACCCCACGTTGACATGCGAACTGCCGACGGGTCCATAGTCCCGTGGCTCTGTTCGCAGTCGGACCTGCTGGCTACTGACTGGGAATGTGTGTCTGCCTAGTGGCGACGATTTGGACGGCTAACGACCGTCTACGAGCCCAGGCCGAACTTCAGTGGCGCATGTGCGCCCAGGACAAGCTTTATTTCTTTCGGAACTTTTGGCGGATCTACTACCCGAAGCAGATCAAGCTATACGACCCACGCGACCCCCAGCTCCACGCCCATGAGGTGTGGGGTAGCGGCGGAAACTCGATCACCCTTAAGGCCCGCCAGATCGGGTGGTCTACAGGCATCGCTGCGGACACGTTTTGGGAGGCGTTCTTTCAGCCCGAGTATCGGGCGATGTTGATGTCGAAGGGCGAACGAGAGGCAGTGAATCTGCTGTCGATGTTCAAGTACGGATATCGGTTTTTGCCCCAATGGCTGAAAGGCCGCGGCCCCGAGCTGCTGGACAATAACCAGACGACTATGACGTTTTCGTCGGGGTCGATTGTTCGATCGTTGCCGTCGAACAATGACCCTGCCCGTGGTTTCACTGGCGACCGCCTGATTATCGACGAGTTCGGACAATTGCCGAACCCTGAGGAGGCGTGGGCTGCGGCAAAGCCCGTGACCGACATAGGTGGGCAACTGATCTTGCTGGGAACCGCTAGCGGCTACGGGACACTGTTCCACCGCCAGTGGGTTGCCGCCGAACTTGGTGAGTCTTCTTTCACTCCCATGTTCTACGGATGGTGGGCGGTACCAGAGCGTGACCAGGCGTGGTACGAGGTGCAAAAGCAGGAGATGCAGGAATGGCAGCTTCATCAGGAGTATCCGTCCGACCCTGACGAGGCTTTCGTGAAGTCGGGCAACATGGTGTTCGACGATCGCACTATTAAGCAGATGACGCCTGAAACCCCGAAGCGCACTGGGGACATGGTTGCTGGACAGTTCGTCGACCAGGCTGGTGGCCCGCTTGCCATATGGGAGCCGCCCGAACCAGGGCAGGACTACGTTATGGGGATCGATACCGCCGAGGGCTTGGGCCACGGCGACTACTCGTCCTGTGATGTCATCACCCCCGAGGGTGTTCAGGTCGCTCAGTGGCATGGTCACACTGATCCTGATTTGTTTGGCCGTATCTGCGTTGACTTGGGCAAGTGGTACAACACGGCACTGGCTGTGCCTGAGGCTAACTCGATTGGGTTGGCGACGATCACGACGATGCGTAACGAGGGCTATGGTCGGATTTGGCGTCGACAGCAGGTCAATTCTGCGTCGAATGGTTTCACTCAGCAGCTTGGCTTTCACACGTCTCGTGTGACGAAGCCGAAGTTGGTTGCCGATCTGGCCGAGGCTTTACGTGAGGGCATGGTGATCCGTTCGAAGCGAACGGTCGATGAGCTTCGCACTTACATTCGAGATGAGAAGGGCCACACGAGCGGTTCGCCGCACGATGACACGGTGATGTCGCTGGGTTTGGCGAATCATGGCAGGCCGTTCTTGTACGTCGAGGAGTACAAGCCCGAGCAGACCGTTGCTCGTGGCACTTGGGATTGGCATATGGAACGGTTGGCGGCTCAGGGCCGTGCGTCGTCTCGGGCTGGCCGTCGTATCGGCGCTTGGAATGAGAAAGCACACTCTCAGTAACACCATACCTATATGGGTTGATCTAAGGAGATAGACGTGGCTCATTCCAGCAGTGGCGGTTCGCCAAGCATGTCAGTTGACGGAACTATGGTCGGCGTGCCCGAACCTGGCATGAACGAAATGTTCAAAAAGGCTGGGACGAACCCGACCCAGATCCATGGACATTTCCCCGAGGGCGGCAACCAAATGGTGAAGCCTCGCGGTACTTCTGCAACTTCTGGCGAGTGGGCAACCATCGGCGGTAACCAGCAGGTCAAAAAGGGTTAAGCGCTGTGGGAGGCATCCAGCGTTGGTCCAAGGCTGAGGTCGAGGACCAAATCTCCGAGTGCACGGAATGTGCCGAGCACCCAGCGAGCATCTGTTGGACACACAAGTGTCGACATATGCGAGCTGGGCAAGTGGGCGTCTCGGTCCCGAATTCTTTCAAGTCGGAGTTTACGAATCGTGAACGCATTCAAGAAGCACACCGAGATGCAGCTACCTACGGCAGGCCGATCGAACCGTACCAAGGGTAGCCGCTAGTGGCTATACGGTTCCGTGGCAAACGGCCACGCATCAAGAAAGCTGACCGCCTGGAGAAGACGCGCCAGGAAATTCAGTTCGCCAGCGACTATCGGGACCACAACGGGATCACTCGACGTTGGAACGAACTTCTCGACGCCTACCGAGGCCAATACCTTGACCCCGACCAGCGCGAGTTCGAGGACGAAATAGTTATCAACTATGCGTTTGCTACGGCGAACGTGATTTGGCCGTCGGTGTCCATCAAGGAACCGACGATCTCGGTTCTGCCTCGCGCTGCCGAGAACGAGGACCGAGCCATCCTGACCGAAGCTCTCATCAACTATGAGTGGGAACGTTTGGGTGCCCAAGGCCCGTTTCGGCAGGCCGTGTGGGATTCGATCGTTTTGGGCCAAGGCTGGGTGAAGGTCGGTTGGGAGTATGACGAGTCGTCTCGCCCACTGTCTGAAGAGGAGCAGCTTTCGGAGATAGCTTCGCAGCTCACCGAGGCCGACCGTATGGCGATTCTTGATCCGACGGGAGCCGAACACGAGCTTCGTTCTGACGCTCAGATCGCTGCTGATGTCGGGAAGATGACGACCACAGATGTTGTGCGGGATGACCCGTATGTTGAGCATGTGTCGCCCTTCGACATGTATGTGAATTCGGAGGCTACTTCTTTGGCGGATGCGCGGTGGATCGCTCACCGCCAAATTCGGACGTTGGAGGAAGCTAAGGCCGACAAGATTTATCGTCCTGGTGTCCGTTCGAAACTTCAATCCGAATCGATCCTCACCCAGGGTTTGGGTTACGGGTATGAGGATCAGAAGCGGTACGAGGACCAGATCGACCGTGTTGTTATCTGGGAGTTTTGGGATTTGGACCGTCGTCAGATGATGGCGTTTTCGGATCAGTCCGAAGAGTTCCTGATTGACCCGAGGCCGTTCCCGTTCGAGATCGGTCACCCGTTCCGTGTGTTGCGGAACTATACGACGACCGATCGGTTCTACGCCCAGGGCGACATTGAGCAAATCATTCCGCTCGTCCATGAACTGAATGCGACTCGTTCCCAGATGTTGAACCATCGTCGCAAGCAGGGCCGCAAGTGGATCGGGTACAAGGACGCGTTTGACGAGGATTCTCGTCGCGCTTTGGAAAGCTCGGAAGACAACGTGATTGCGTGGGTTTCGAAGTCGAACCAACGTCCATTGGATCAGATCATTGCTCCGCTGCCGAACCTTCCGTTGAACCATGACGTGTACAACATTGATGATCGGCTGAATGGCGACATCAACTTGATTTCGGGTATCTCCGAGTACCAGAGGGGCGCTGCCCCAGCGACCCGTCAGACTGCGACTGAAGCGGCCATGATTCAGGACGCAACGAACGCCCGCCAGGCGGAGAAGTTATCTCAGGTCGAGGTGTTTATCGCTGAGATCGCTGGCGCTTTGTTGGGGATCATGCAGCAGTTCATGCAGGGTCATCGTGACGTGCGTGTTGTGGGCCGTTTGGGTGGTGACCCGATTTGGTTCGCTGCCGACGAGGAGGACATTCGCGGCGACTATTTGTTCAAAGTTCAGGCTGGCTCGACTCAGCCAACGAACGAGTCGACCCGCCGCACGAACGCCATCACCGCTATGCAAGTGTTGGGTCCGTTCGTTGGCACGATCGTCGACCCTGTACAGCTCGTGAAGCATGTCATGGTCGAAGGTTTGGATATACGTCAACCCGAGAAGCTGCTGACACCTCCAGCGATGCAGGAGCTAGCTCAAGCTCAAGCCGCTCTCGGCCAGGGGCAAGAACAACAGCAGGTTGGTACTGACCCGAACCTGCAGGGAGCTCAAGGCGTTGGCGCTCCGCAGTCTGATCCCGCTGCGTTGCTCGCTATCCAGCAGCAGTCGCAGACGGTGAATGGTGTGCCTGGGATTCCTGATTCGTTGACCGATCAGCTTTCCAACCAAGTCGGCCTGAATGTGGGTGCCTAGTGGAATCCTTTTTGTTTGATTTAGTTCTGGTTCTTCTGCCGATCGGGTTGTCCGTTTCGTTGGCTTTGACTGCTTGGGTTCTGAAGGAAATCGTCGCTTTGAAGGTGGAGATTTCAGGGAAGAACGCTCGGTTCGAGGAGCAGATGGACGACAACTGCGGACGCATTTCTGATCATGAGGCTCGGATCAGGCAGCTAGAGGCGGCGTAATGGACCCGCACGTTCGTACGAACGCCCGCCTTGCGGGTGTCCGTCACAGATTCGAAAGAGGGGCTGGCGGCGACGGTGCTGTTGGCGCTACTGGTGCTGTTGGGCCTCCTGGTCCGTCGGCTTTCGCTGTGGCTGTCCAGAACGGCTTTGTTGGTTCTGAGGCTGATTGGTTGGCGTCGTTGGTCGGCCCCGCTGGGGCGGGGTCTGAGCCGACGTTTGAGACGGTGAACCGCAACTTGGACGCTAATGGGGCGTCATCTGCGGTTGATGGCGACGGCGTGATCCAGTCGGTGTCCTACACCGACGGCATTGTCAAAACATTCACCTACAACGGCGACGGTCTAATCGCCGAGATCGCCCTATCGGGCAACGTTCCCGCTGGCATCGATCTGGTCAAAACGTTCACCTACGACGCTGACGGTTCGTTCAGCACGTCCTACAGCTAAGGCAGTCTGATGTTTGCGATAGGGGACCCCACCGAATTTGTCTTTCCGATCGGTGGACAGTGGCTTTTGGACCCGAATGAGTTGAATGGCTGGGGCGTTCTCGGCCCGTATGACAACGTAAACAGTCAGGATCTCGGCAACGCCGACGACCTGACGCCCGCCCGAGTCGCAGGCGGTGTCCAGTTCCCGTGGGACGTGCGGTTGAAACGTTTCCGCGCAGATCATTACAACTCTAACGCTGCCGCCCAAGCCTGGGGTTGGGCCATTTTCCACATGGAGAAGACCTCAGGGACAAATGTGGTTTCGTCGGAATTCATTCTTGACGAAGTGGTCGACAACAACGGGGTCGGGCCCCGAGACTACAGCAATACAACTAACCAGCTGACCGACATAACCTTCGATGACGTGGTGGTTCCCGCAGGGAACTTAGTGAACCTGTCGGTTCGATCCCCGACTGCTGTCGGCACGAACTACTACGTGCGCATCTTGTCGGGCTACCTCCTATTTGAGCGCGCATAATGGCTAACGAACTAAACTTCTACGGACGCCCACAATCCGATAGCGGTCTTTCTGTGGTGGCCCGAATCTACACGACGGCAGGCGTCCAGGTGGGGG